TGGTTTTGAACTGCCCGATGACCCGCAGTGATTATTCGATCAAATCACCACCGCGGGGGCGCTGGCGCAAGGCCCTATCCCCGCACTTCTTTCGGCGCGTTGTGCGAGCGGCGCCAGCCGGCATGCGTGCTGGACCTTTCCCGCTGTAGGCGTTGCGGACGCCCCATTGTGCGAAGCTCATGTCGTTTCCTCGTTTACAGAACTTGCGAGCATGTCCGGCGTTTTCGCACCCAGGCCGCCGCTCGCAACGAATTCAATCCCAGTCTCCATGCAAACTTGCTCCAAGCGTCCCCGAAAGGCGAACCACGGGAACGACGGCAGATACCCTGATTCCGTGGCATCATAACAGATTCGCGTCACATTGTTCCGCGCGGCGAATGCCACTGTGTGCGCCGCCGTCTCCCGTACGAACGAGTCCATGCGGTGCTTGTGCTTGCCCCCGCGACTGTCATATTCGACCAGTGTTCGCGCTCGCCTGCGCTTCGGTTTTCGCCGCTCATGCTTCGCGTCTTCTGACATACGTTGCAGCCAGCGACGATGTTGGAAGCACCATTCTCGCACGTGGTCGGCGTTGACGATCCACGGCTCTTCGCGGTCCTGGAGCACACCGTACAGGAAGCAGTCCTTGTCCGTGCGGAGATTGAAGAACCGCTCGGCGGTCCTGGCCGTTGGAGCGGCACGCGGAAACCAGGCCACCAGTTTTGCCAACACACGCCATACGGGGCGAGCTGCTTCGTTGCTGCGGTCGCCGTTGCGTCCGTCCGGCTCGCTCGCCCGCACGCGGTAGATGGCCAATTCACCTTGGATCGCTTCTCCGGACACAATCTTCCGGAAGGCCGCCAGTTGTCGACGGTACTCTGCGCCGCCGCGCAACCGTAGCGTGATTCGCCCCTCGTTGCCGACGAACGGTAGCGCCACCAGCGGCACGTTGGCCAGTCGCTCTTCTTCCGTGCCGAACCGCGCCCGCCAGGCTTGATTGGGCACGGCATAGGGGACCGGGTAACGGAAGTTCGGCAGGCTGCATTCGCAAGTCCATAGCAGGTCGTATCGCTTGGCGCGGTATTTGCCTTTGATGGCCTGTTCCAGCGCGGCGCGGCTGGTGCTGGGCAAGCGAAACCGCGCAGTCGCGGGATAGAGGTAGGGCACTTCCCACTTCGGCAGCTTCTCCTGGCCGTTGCGGCGGCAGTCCCGCGAGTAGAGTTCCGTCATCAAGAAATTGGCGCAAGCCGTTGTCTCGCTCCAGGAATCTCGAAGCATGACGCGCAGCGACGGCCAGTCAATGCCAACTGGCCCGACCACCGGGAACGTCACGGCGCGCAGCACGTAGGCTTTTGACTTACACGCCGGGCAAAGCGTTTGTTCTCCAACTCGCTTCCAGCCGCGCGGCAGCCTGGCCCGCTTTCCGCGCTCCACGTCTTTGGTCGTACCGCAGGGACATGTGTAGGTGTCTGTCAATGTTCTCTCCTTCGCTACACCAGCGTAAATTGCTGCTCTAACTTGTTGATAGCCTCGAGGTTCCTCTTTGCCTGGCGGTAGTACGTGGCTTTCAGCTCCATCCCCAGGCCACGCCGGTCGTTAACAACCGCTTCATACAACTCAGAGCCGACCCCAGCGAACGGGCTCAGCACGGTGTCGCCCGGATTGCTCCACAGCACAAGGCAACGGTCAATCACGTCCAACTGGAGCGGGCACACGTGCTTTTCTTCTTCGTTCTCGCGCGCCTCGATGTAAGGCAGCAGACGGTCGCGGCGAATGTCCATCCAGACTGGGCTGGCGTACTGCCGCCAAATCCAGTGAGACAGCCGGTTGTTTCGCGGGTCACCTCGATACGATCCGTAGTCCCGCACCAGGTCGGCTGGAAGTGGCTCGGCACCAGCGTAGAACCGGAAGCCCTTCTCATGCTTGATGGGCGTCGGGTTCTTGCCGCCTTTCTTGAAGATCAGCAGATAGTCAGCCGGTGCAATACGGCTCTCGGATGAATCGACCGTGCTCACCGTTTTGTGCATCAGCGACTTCATGCGGGTCCGTCGTGCGAACTCCCAGGGGTCTTTCCAAATCGTTGTTCGGCAGAAGAAGTGCATCCCCATTTCCTCATGCACCCGCACGACATCGCCAGGAAAGTCCCGTTGGTACATCTGCCCTCGTCGCAGGTCGGTGCAATGGACACAACTCAGCCGGCCCGATTTTGTTAGCCGGCTCACTTCCCGCACGACGTAGCGGTATTGTTCGATTGACTCGTCGTAGCTGGTGCAGTTCGTCATGTCCCGCGGGTCGTCGCTGTATTGGTACAGCTCCGGGAACGGAGGCGAGTAGATCGACAGATCGACAGAATTGTTCTCCAGTTCGGGCAGAACCTCCATGCAGTCGGCGTGATATAGGGCGTATTCGTCGTTAATGGTCTGATCGATTACTGGCATAGGGTAAACTCCTGATTGAACCAATTGGGAATTGAAACAGGGTTGGCGTGCCCGTCTTTTAAAGACAGGTTGATCGAATTGTTCATATGCTGCACCAGCGACGCGAACATACGTTCCGCCTTCTCCTGCTTATACTTCAAGCCGCCAATGACCTTCGATTCGCCGGGACTGCTGACGATCTCCACGTTAACCGGATCGGTTCGGCCGAATCGCCAGCAGCGGCGCACGCTCTGGTAGAAGCCTTCGTAGCTATGGCTTGGAAATAAAGTCATGTCGCCGCAGTGCTGAAGGTTCAGGCCCCAACAACCGATCTTAGGTTTTGTCACCATCACGCGAACATCGCCTATTGCAAAAGCGGTGAGCTTGTCCTCCTTGTCCTCGAGGGAGTGCCGGCCAGCGATTTCCACGCAGCCCGGAATCAGTTTCTCCAGGGTCTGTCCCTCATTGATGTAATGGCACCACACGATCGCTGGCCGGTCGTGGTCGACCAGCTTGGCCACGTATTCGCATCGCTCGTGTACGGTTCGTTTGCGTTCTTCCCGTTGTTCGAGCAAGGTGATTGCCGGACGCGGAAACAACTCGCCAGGTGGAATCCAAGGGACGTCGACGATGTGGTCGTGGTAGTTCAGCGCTGGCAAATGGAACTTGGTATCGTCGAAGCCAAGGTCGCTCGGCCTTTGAATCGCCCGCGCCCAACTGGTCACCCATCGCCAAAACGGTTGCTCTGAATGCGGCTTGAATGTCCACTTCGTGCGGTTCCAAAAATCGCCTTCCTTGAACACCGTGTGCCGCATATTTTCAGATTCTCGGAAGAAGTAGTTCAGCATGTCGGATTGCGTCATCACCCCAAGGCATTCGCTCGCCGTTCCCAGTTCGATGTAATCATTTGGAGAAGGCGTAGCGGTTGCCAGAAGTCGATAGGGCATCTTCGAGAAAAAGCGCGTGACCTGTTTGCGGCGCTTTCCGTCGAAAGCCTTGATCGCGCTCGACTCGTCGGCAACCGCGCCGATAAAGTCCGCTGCATCGAAGTAGTGCAACCGCTCGTAGTTAGTGACAACGATCTTTTTGGAATATGTGCCATCCCGGCTCACCTCCACGTCGATGCCGAACTTGTCGGCCTCGCGTTTCGTCTGCGGGGCAACGGCCAGTGGGGTCATTATCAAAACTGGTTTGTTTGTGTGCCGAACCATGTTTTCGGCCCACACCAACTGCATCGGTGTCTTGCCGAGCCCGCAATCGGCGGCGATCAGAGCGCGCCCGAGCCGAATGGCCCAGTCGGTCAGGTGCTGCTGGAAGTCAAAAAGCCAGTCCGGAAGCCACAGCGGCTTGAAGCCGTTGGCCTGCGCGCCCTGGCTTTTGCGACCAAGGAATTGTTGATAGGTGATCATTCAACGCTCCGTCTGAAATGCCATCGCGTATCGCCGCCCGCAGGGCGTCGTCGGTGTCATTCGGCCCATGCTCCGTGATTAAAACAGTAATAACTCCAACTGCACTTGCTTCCCTCGCAACTCCCTCGACGCTTCCACGAACTGCCGGCACTCTTGCCACGATTCGGCCCAGCAGATGCCGCGGAACAGCGTGCGGCCGGGTCGGACCTCCCACAGGTTGAACTTGTGGACGCTGCGGCGGTCCCAGGTCTTCTGGGCGGGGGCGTGGGGGATCATTGGAATAGCTCTTTCTATATTACTTTGCCGGTGTCGCTGCGAATGATGGCAATGCACTTCCGCGCCAGCGCATGCGCCCCGGTATTCACAGCCGGAGAGTTATACCGCTGGCACAAGGCTATGATGCCAGCCAGCTTGTCGCGCAAGTCAGCCAGTTCCGTGTGTTCGCGCCGTTCCGCTTCTGCCGCGCACAGGCCGTGGGGTTGGTCCAGGTCGTTCATGTGATAGTCACCGTAGCTTTCTTTCGTTTCTGCTCCCACAAAACCAACTGCTTCGCCTCTGCGACCTCGGGCGACTCGGGCCGGGCGACGAGGACTTCCACCCGGCCAGGCTCGCCGTAAAGCTTCTGCGCGACGAGCACCACAATCTGCTTGTCGTCGCGGATCACCGTCCCGCTCAGGCAGTCGTTGACGGCGCGGGCCAGCTTGTCGACGTCGTACCAGCCGGCCACGTACTGCGGCGCACCGTCCTTGAGCACTCCGGCATTGCGCCCCGTGCCGTAGTGGCTGGCGGGGCGCACCTTATAAAACCAGAGCACCACCCC